TGACTGTCTAATACCCTTGTTGAATTAACCGCTATGTAATAGAAGTTGTCATCAATCTTAATTCCTTTAAGTTGGTCGGTAAACTTCAATAAATCCAAAGACTTACAAACTACACTTTGCCCTTTATCACAAGACTTTTGTATCTGTGATTTCTTTTTGTCGATAATTATCTCTAAATTATCTTTCAAATCTTTAAACAACTCTTCTTTGGTAGGGTATGTTTTATCGGGAAAGTATATTGACTTTATCATTTTTTTATCTCTTTATCGATGTTCTTATTCCTTTTTAGGAGTTCCTTTTTAGCTTTGTCCTGAGCTTCTTTTTTATCTATCTCCTTATTGATTTCGGGCAAACTTAATTTCGTACTCATAGTTTTTTAAATTTAGGCTTACTGTTGTCGCATTCTTGATTGTCACACAGCCTCTCACCAAACAAACCTAAAAATCCAACTTTACCGGCAGTGGAATTACATTTTAAACAAATATATCCGTGACTTTCGTTTACTACTCTTGATTTTGGTCTTAGGTCTTCCAAACTAATCCCTCCATCTCTATGTATTTCTTTTAAAACACTCATATTCCTAGTTTTAATCTAAATTCATCACTCATTTTCTTTGCTTCGGCATTAGTCATTGTTTGGTTTTCAATAGCTATTTTTAAAGCATCTTGTAATTCCGTAAAAGAAGCTATCTTATCGTTAACTACTGGTTGCATAACCGCTAAATGGTCATAAGAAGCTATTAACTTCTCACCACGCTCAAACAATCCCCATTGTTGGCTAAAACTATTCATAGTGTTTTTAGCCGTTGTATGGATTGAATTTTGAATGTATGATATAACGCCTTGACTTTGATTATCGAACGTGCTATCCTTTGCAAAGAAGTTTAAAACATTCTTATTCATTTCAAACGCTAAAAGACATTTGTTAGCATCGTCTGCATATTGCTCATCTAAAAACAAACGCTTCATATCTGAAACCAAGTGTTGAACGTTAACGTTTGCATTGGTAACAATTAGATTTTTACTATCTAATTTACTTTCAATGCTTTTACGGTCACCCTCTTGGATTTGCGCCTCGTTTCCGTTGCTTTCATTCTTTGATAGATACTTCTTACTGAATTGTAAGTTTATGTTTTTAGAACCGATATTTTGCTCAATGTTATTCAATAACTTAACAATACCTTTTACTCTACTTTGGCTTTGAAAGAATGAATTATTAACTAATCCGTTTGATAAGTCATATAATGGTATGATATCCCTCATCGGTAAACTATACTGTGTATCATCCAAAGTGTATTTTATCATACGCTCGTTATAAGCATCGATATCTTTTTTGGTAATGATAAATTTATTGATTTTATGCGCCTTATCTAATTCGATTTCACTCGGTATAAGGTTGTAGATTGCTTTAGGAACTTCGTTTATAAACGCTTTCTTTTGATAAACGTAATCAGTACCAGCAACGGATAAAAACCACATTTGCTGAAAGAAGAAGTCCTCTTTAGATTGAAAATAGTTTGGTGTAGATAGTAACTTAACGTAAGGTGAATTTTCAATAACGTTGCCTTTTGAATCAACGTGCTTAATTTCCATTTGTGAGTACAAACGAGAACGCAAAGCAATGATAGTCATTAGTACTGGATTAGTTAAGGATAACTCCAAGTACTTACCATTATCGACAAAGCTACCACCATCTAAAAACGAATAAGAGAACTCACCCGCTCGATTACGTTCTACACGAATTATCTCCCTACCAAATAAACTAATTGATTTAGTTGCCATTAAAAATATCTCTGCTTCACAGCGTTAATGCAACAAATATATAAAACTTATTTAGAATAAATACAAATAAGGTAATTATTTTTTAAATTATGTTAAGTATCGGGTTCTAGCATACCAACTACTAACATATTTACACCCATCAATAGCGTGGTCATTCCCTTGTTCAGGTTCGTCTAATTGAACGCCTTGTACAACCCGCCACGAATGATTTTCGTATTCTTGCTCTAAATTAGTGCTTGACGCTGTATAAAAGACTTGTTTCTTTTGTAGTAGTTCTATACCGCTTACAACGCTACCTTTGCCCTTTAATGCGTATATTACATTAAACCCGCTGTTCTTTAGCTTATTTCCCTCTGTTTTGTTTATTTCGTTTGAACTATCAACAATAAGCTCTTTACGTTTATCTATTGCTAAGTTATGAAGTTCATCAGATAAAGTACCACTCATTTCATTCATTGGCTTATAAAGAAGCTCTTTAAAGAAAAATGTTTGGTCACCATCAAATTTCATTTCAATTAAAGTACTTGGACTACTTAAGCCAAAATCCATACCATAATAACTTGAATAAGGGAGCATATCAAATTCTTTATCCGTTATAATATTCCAATTTTTAAATATTCTGTTTGGTTTTTCTGCTTTCTCACCAAGCATATAAACTTTATAGTGATACTCGGACGCTGTTTGTGTTCTTTCGTTATCTATACACCTTAAAAGTTCTTTTATTTGTTTAGAAGTGAAATTTAAGGGGTTTAAATCTATATCGTATTGATAACACCTTAATTCATCTATTTGGTTTGCAACCACTCCACTAAAGAATTTTAAAGGTTGGTATGATAATATTTGCTTTCTGCTTTCAATAGGGCAAAAAGGGTTGTCTAATAACGTAGATAAATGGGTAAAAGTATCAGTTTTTAATCGTAACTTTTCAATAAAGTGTTTTTGTTTTGGATTCCAATCTACGATTATAAAATCTTTGGTTCTTTGTGATAATTGTTTAAATACCTCTTCACTAAATTTATAAGGCTCGTTAACCCATAAAACATTCTGACCTTTACCTATTGCCCTATCTTCGTCATCAGTTCCGGTAAAACTTATTATAGTCCCAGTTTCTTTACAGGTCCAAGTGTGTTTGGATTTATTTTGAATGTAATGAGTGCTTAAATCCTCACTTATTAAATATTCGTCTAATTCTGATATACTTATTAGTCCCTCTTCATATTCTTTTACCCTCCTATTAGGGTCTTTAAGCCAATCAATCCATTCCGTTTCAACTTTATCCCTACAATCTTGCGCAGTATCTCGCATTATTGTAATGGTTTTTAGTTTGTTTTGAATTGAATATAAAAATATTATTTGGAAGTTGCTCCAAGTCTTAGAGCTTCTAGAACCGCCAACCTCTTCTATTAATCTATAAACCCTTTGATAAATACCTTTTTCATTTAATTTAGTTTGGTTTATCGCTGACCATATTTCATCAAATACCTTTGTGGCTTTGAATTTAATCTTCATCAGGTTTGATTATTTCAATTTGTATTGAAGTAGGAGTGGTTTGTATTTTTTCACCGCCTGAAGTTATGTCGGTTTTGTTTCCGTATTTAGGGGGATTAAGTTTACCTAAAGTCCATTTTCTAGCTTCTATTTGTAGATTGTTTCTTTGTATTAAGTTGTGGTTTGTGTAAACTACACCATCCTTTTCAATTACGTCAGCATCTTGTTTGTCCGCTATCGTTAGTATTTCATCAAGTAGTTTTAATTCTCTAACCTCGCACGCGCGCGCGTATCTTTTTGATTTCTCTTTTGCTTCTTCCGTTAACTCACCAGTAGTAATATCTTTTTCATCTAACCAAATGTAGAAAGTTTGAGTACTTGGCATTCCGTTTGTATTCAATGCAGATATTAAAGAATTACCTTCTTCTATGTGTTGAATAATCCAATCAAAGCATTCATTCTTTTTCTCTTGAGTATATGCCATTGTATTATTTATAAATACGTAAAACCTACCTTAAACAAGATAGGTAAACAATCAGTTTAAATTGCGATTGCCGTATATTAGTTTATCCCTAACGTTTTTAATTGTAAAAGGTTTTTAATCATTTCAAAGATAGAGTTATTGTATTGTAATATATAATCTTGCCCGTTTATTATTACTCCCATTAACTCACTGTCTATTACGTAAACACCATCTACTACATTTTCATTAAAATAGAACTCCCTGAAATCTTGCTCTTCGTCGTCCTCGATTAGTAGTTTACCTTTTACCATTTCACAAACATACAAAATTATTTAATACAAAAACAAATCCGACAAAATTAATTATCGGAGTGTTGATTTAGTTTCTGTTACGAATTAAAGTATATGTCATTTTATGACGTTCTATAGTTCTTAAACAGCCACTACTCCCTTCTTGACTTATAGATTCTAATTGAAACCCGTACTTTTCTAATTCTTTAAATAACGCTTCAATCTTTTCTTCCGTTTCTTTATCTTTATAGACTTTAAGTTTTACGTTAAGATTTTGCATTTCTATTTTAGCTTTAGTTAACTCACATTCCAAGTGAGCTACTTTTTCTTTTAATTATTGTTTTTTCATAAATTTGTTTTTAAATTATTATCTTCCATTCTCTTTATTAGTTATTTAAAGTTTGTTTAGCAAGAACCATATCTATATGAATATATCTTACTTTCATCGGGTGTAAAGTCGTTTTTCTCGTCGTAAACACCCTCTATATCTATTTCAAAACCTAATTCAGACAATACTTTCTTATCTTCATTAGATATTAATTCAGGCTCTATTCCGCAAACTATTAATTCATCGTGAGCGCAAGTAGTTGGATATTTGGGATTCCCGTATTTTAATAAAATCTGTAATGCTTTAATTAAATCTTCCATCTTGTTTTCTCTTTGTTAAGGTTGTTTAAGTTTTTTATTGTTTTATAGTGGGTTAAAGTATTTCTACTTTTGCGCCCAGTCTTTCAAATGCCACTTTTAGCATATCCTTGTAGAATTTTATAGACTGTTCGGTGTCTTCTTTTGTATCTTCCTCTATATGCCTTAAAGTAAAAGATTGATGGTCTATTGAAAAAGACACGTTTCCACCTACGCTTTTTATTTGTACTTTAGATTTTTCCATTTTATTTTACTTGCTCTTCTGTGAATTGTCTTTCAATATTATCTACATATTCTTTAAACACATCAAACGATTCTTTGTTGTGAAAGACAATTGCAATTTGAGGCTCAAATTCGTCGCTATTCGATTTAAACTCGCCTTTTTCACCAATAGGAGAAAACTCTTTTTGTTTTATAAATAGTGATTTATGTTTATCGGCTTTACCATTAACAATAGATATAGTTCCAAATCCGAACTCAACAATTGTTACATCTTCGATGTTCCCGTACTTCCCTTTTTTTATAGACATATTGTTTTTTTGTTTAGTTTAAGTTATTGATTTATAATTCTTCGGAATTGACTATTTCTGCTAAAAAATACCCATCATTGATAAGCAAAACTTGAAGCACTGAAACGTCTTTATTTTTATAAGTTGGTTTCTTTGAAAATATCTCTCGCTCCAATTGTGATTTTTGATGAAATGTTAAAAAGAAACTCTTTTCGTTTGACCTTTGAATAATTCCGTTCGCTGGATTGTTGATTTCTGTTTTTTGGCTGGTTGTATTAAACATAATTGTTTTATTTAATGCTTCTTAAAGATACGTAATTTATTTTGAATATTCGTTAAATTTATACCTAAATCCCAGATAATTCGAGAAAGTACAAGTACTGTTATCAGGTCGTGTAATATACTCGGTTGTTAAAACTATCCCGATATTGTCAGTTAAATAGTAAATGGTGTCTAAACCTACTCCGATTGATACAGAAGATTTTAATAGTGTTTTACGCTCTATTTGTGATAGGATTATTGTTGGTTCGCACACGATCCGTTTTGTTATCGGTTGCGAAAACCCAATTTCCAAACCATAGCGCATGAAGTCTATGTACTCAAAACGTTCATACAATACACCTACTCGAATTTTAGCTTTAGTGTTATAAGATATTAATCCAGCTTTGAGTTGATAGTTTAAAGCTGAGTTTCCGTTCGTTGGCTCGCTGCCAGTTGCTAAATTCCTAACATCAAAAGTTCCTTGAATGTAAGGCTGTGCGCTCATTGATATTGAGCATAGGAGGATAAGGATTGATTTTTTCATGATTTTTTTATTGAATAAATAAGGTAGGCAGCAATTTGAATAACGGCTACGTATGTTAAAAATAGAGCTCTTTCTACTGTCGTGAAACTCTGCATTTTATTAATCCATAGTAAATCCCAATTAATAAAAGCCATAGCAATATAAATACAAACCATTACCTTTATAAATAATATTATTTTTGTTTTCATTTCTCTAATTTGTTAAGTTAATTTATTTTTGAGTGTAGTTTTCGTTGAAGTACTGCGCACCAAACTTTGGATGTTTGATATTAGGAGCGATTGTGCTATTTACAGCTTTCTCTATCATTTCTTTTTCTTTTGGGAGTAGTTTTTTCAAGGCTACAATACAATCAATTAAGGCTCCGTTATATCCTACCGCATAAGGTGATTTTTCAGATATCGTTGCTTGAGTGTTTTGTAGTTTTTCAATCGCTTCTGCTATCGGTGTCTTTTCCATTACAATTTATTTTTAAGTTTATACTCTGCCGTTATTTTGGTTATGGATTCTTTGCTAATTACAGAATAGTCGTAATCATATTCATCTTCGCCTCTTTCCGCAAATCTGACATTCTCTTTTATCTCCTCTGTTAGTTTATCTAAATGATGGGATATTAGGGAATTGAAAAGTTTTTCTAATTGAATTGCACCCGATGAACTTCCATTGCTTTCATACAAAACTTCTTTAATTTGAGTAAACATATCTATTGTATTTTCCATTGTTGTTAATTTTTTAAAAGTTCTTGTCTTGCGACTATGTTTTTATTATCTAATCCCCATTTTTGAAGTTTGCTCCCGTAATTTGAAACAAATCTGTAAAAATCGCCAATGATAGTAGTTTCAGAACAGCAATAAATCATTTTTCCTGCCATAGTATCATATTCTATCCATATTTGATATTTTTCTGTCTTTACCTCTACATTAAAGCCATTCATGTTTAATTCTTCTGCAACGCTTTCAACGTGAATTAAATATTTGTTTTCCATTGTTGTTTTATTTAAGGTTGAATAATTTAGTTTTCTCCACAGTTTGAAAATATTTCACAACTTTCTGTTTCAATATGGTCATCAACAACTTCTTTAGTAGAATATTTTGATGCTTCAATTATATCTTTTGCGGTTCTGAAATTTCTGAAAATAGTATTTTTGTATTCTTCTTTTGGCAAAATTTCTAATACTTGGGTTTTGCCGTAAACATCACCATCAGTCGTTAAAGCATCTACCCATATTTTTTGAGGTATTTTACCATTGACGTTTCCGTATTTATTTTCTAAATAATCGAAAAACTCAAATGCTTCTGGATTTTCTTTAGCAATTTGATAAAGTTTATTATCGGATTTTTTATAACAAGTAAGACAATTGCCCTCGTAACCTTTTAACTCTAATCTGAAAGGCTGTAAATCCCAAAAGAAGTTTACTTGCTTTTTTGTCATTGGCTTATACTCCGATTGAGCAAGAGGATAAATAATACCTAATTCTTTATAATTTGGATTTATTCTATCAATTTCATCAATTCTAATTCCTAAAGCTAAAGTATATTTTTCTCTATTAAAGTAGTCTTTTGCAAACGCTTTTATCGGATTCATTTTTAATTCTCTTGTACAATGCAATCGAGAATGATTTGGCAATCCATATTTTTTAACAACTTCTTCAAACGGTGTATCGTCTCTTTTTCTCCAATCGGTGTTTCGGGTTGCAGTAAAATAATTAACTGTTTTATATCCGCAAGACTTTCTTTGATTATGATAAACTTTCGCTTCAATCCAATTAATAGGAATTTTAAAGTGATTTTGACATTTATAAACAAAGTCAAGTGTTTTATTACTCTCAACTCCCGTATTAACAAATGCAACACAAATATTATGTGTTCTTTGCAAATGCTCTAAACAATACATCGTAACCGTCATTGATGTTTCTCCTCCCGAACAAGTTACAAGTAAATTTTCTTTTAAGAATTGATTCATAATCTTTCTTATTTAGTTGTTTTTAATGGTTTAGTATAGTGGTCTTTCTTTCAGGTGTTTTAACACTTTTTGCGGGCTTGTATTCCAAATTCTAAGCGTCCATCCGAATAGGTTTATTTTTAAATAATGTCTATCCAACAATCGGTAATCTTCCTTTGTCATATCTAATTAGTTTAAATTTTTTTCGATATATTCAAGTCCTTTAAGTTGATAATAAATTATCCACCCAACTTTTTTTATTATTTTATTCGCTCCGTTAGGATAGTTTAAATTTTCATCTTCTAAAAATTTTATGAATCCAGATAAATATAAATCCTGTTTATATTCTTTAAACATAAAGTCTAAAGCAGTATAAACAGTATCTCTTATAAAAACAGGAATATCTGTGTTTCTCGGAAAATTACTATTCCAATCGTGACCGAATGACCAATTAGGACTTGTTTCATTTTCATACTTGTATTTTACATACTTTAAAATATGTTGTTTTAGGGCTATCTGTTGTTCTTTGGCTTTCATTAGTTTATTGTTTGGTTAATGTTGATTTTTCGATGTACTCGCCAATTGGCAAATCGTAAATATTAAAGTGCCATTCTTTTAGCTTTTCAATTATACAGTTTAGTGTTGTTTGCAAATCTTCCACAATCTCCCTAGTTGTAAATTCATCCTCTGAAACCTGATAACGGATTTTATAATTACCCCTATCGCAAAAACAAGAAACAACCTTAAAGGGCAAATTAAATAGCTTAATAACAGGAATCTCTCCATTTTCTAAAACAGGCTCGGTTAGTTTTGAAAGGGAGTGGAGGATTGGTTTGATGTCGGGATATTTACACCACCCTAAATCTCTTGTGTCAACTTTTTGCAACTGAGTATGAACTGCTAATATTTGATGAATACCATCTTTATAATCGGTTTTAACTTTCAGCCCATAAGGTAAAAGATTACATAAAGTCAGTTCCAATTTACTTGGCGATTGTGTTTTTGTTTCCATTATTCAGTTGCTTTTTTATTTTCCGCTTGGATTAGTAGATTGTTGATAGCTGTGATTTTTAATTACATTTACTAACCTTTTTAATAATCGGTTTCGTTTATCGGTATCTACCATATATCTCTCGTCATCTGCTGCTTCTCTCAAAGATTCAGTTTCAGAGATATGATTTTCTAATGCTTCTACAAGTTTCTCTCGGTTATCGCGGATAAATTCGTAAATTTTATTTGTTGCCATAATCTCTATTTTTAAGTTATTGTTAAAGGTTGGTTATTTCTTGTTTTACTCAACTTTAATTTCTTGAATTATCATTGATTTGGAACTCGCTATAAAATTTTCTGCTTTGCCTCGTGTATCAAATGCACCGTTAATTTGTCCTTTTTTCGAGTTAACAACCAAGTATATTATTTGTTGTTCTTGAACGTAATTAACTTTCTGTTCCTCTTTAATTTTGGTTATATCAATTGTTATCTTCTGATTTTTTCTACTACTCGAACTATAGGTTTCGCTCTCAGAACTAAAAGAGGCTGTTCTTTCATACCGATTCGGATATTGATAAACCTTATCGATTATATCTTTTTCAAATTCATTCTCAAAAGTCAAAACGATTTGCGAATTTCCATTTTCAATAATTACTTTTGCTTTCATATCTTCTAATTGTTAAAGTTAATTTTGCTTTCTAATATTATCCATGTTGTGTGGATATAGATAATCTCTCCAGTTGCTACGTTTAATTTTGGTCTGAACATTTCATCTATTTGCTCCTGAGTGAAATAATATCCTGAACTCCCTTGCTTCTTAATCGGCTCAATCATTCTTTGTCTTACTCGGTCTGTTATTGTTCTAACGTTCTTGCCTTTCATTTGAGCCACTTCTTTTACGCTGTATAGTGTCATAATTACTTTTTGATATAGATTAACACTAAGATTAAAATAATGCCGCAAATCGCTTTAAAAACCTTTTTATCTTCTTTCTTTGTTTCTTGCTCTGTCATTAGACTTCGTGATACTTTGGTTCTAGTTTAGGAATATAGTCTACGGCATCTTCTTTAGTTTTAAAAACAATCGCTTCGTTAAACCCACCATAAACAATGTTCCCTGTTTTACTTATTACTTTCCATTCTTTTACAATCTTCTCCTTTGTAAATAAATCGCCAAGAAACGGGAAATATTTATATCTGTATTCATAAGTTATTCTGTTTACCTCTTTCTCTATGTAGAAGTTACCAAACTGTTCTTTTACTCTGTATTTAGTCATCCTAATATCAATTTAAAGGTTATTATGTAAAAAATAATTGAAAGTATTATAGCTGGTATTTCTGCCTTTGGGTTTTTCATTTCAGTAATTCGGGGTTTTCGTGAATGTTGCCGATTATTTCATCATCTTTGTGATAATCATATCCGTAAGCCTTTGCGTAATTTCCGTTGCCTAATGAAAATAAATGCTTTTCATCTATGAAAACATAACCAGTGTTTCTTTTTATTATATCATGATTATATCTCCAATTATCGTTTTTATCTCTTAATCCGGTGCATTGCCCTACTGATTCGGGAATTACTTCATCACAAAAATCTAATTGAACACCTTGCTTGTAAATAATAAAAACTTGTCCTTCAATGAATTTGATGCCTCCATAAACCCATTCACTTGACGCTAAACTTTTGCCTCTAAATTTTATTTCTCTCATTTTTATTTAATTATTACGTTATTACACATTTTGAACATTATTTGGTGTTATTACACATTTTAGCCATGTTTAATATTTTAGTTAGTCAAAGTTAATTACTTTTTATTTAAGAATGATTCTAAATAAGTGTTTTGAGTTAGTTTAGAATGGTTAAAAATAACTTAAAAAGTGTTTATTCTAATTTTTTAGGATTAAGCCCTTTAGGATATAAGTATTTAAAACTAGCTTCAAAACATCTTTCAGAATGTTCGATTTGTTCCCGACTACATATTTTATAGAATACAGATTTTCCGCCTGAGAACTTTTTGTTTTTAATGCTTGGCTTGTCAGATAAATATTTTTTATAGTTTTCCGACTTATGCTCTAAGTTAAACATCAATTGGTTTTCGCCATCATAACGACTATCAACGCTTTTTACCAAGCCGAAATACTTTATCAAGTCTTTTACTAATAGCGTTTGTTTAGTAGATACTTTATCTTCTTTTAATTCCGACATAAAAATGTTTTTAGCTTCTGACACATCAATAGTCATTATAAAAGCTAATTCGGAATAAGTCAATTCAATGTTTAGTGTTTTCATATTTGTTTTATTAATGGTTATAAATTACTATTCAATAAGATATGGTAATGATTCTGAATTAACGTCGAAAACAAATTCATCAAATCTGTAACCTCTTGAATAAGGATTTGTGACCTTAATTGTGTTGTCCTCTTGAATTTCTAAATCGATTACTGTTTCTGCTTTTTTTAGTACGTAAGTTCCTAAGTGACCTAGCGGTTTATTTGTTATTCCGCTTTTGTGAATTATCGTTGTAATGTGAATGTTATAGTCATACGTCCATTTTAAAATATAGTCGGACGCTTCTTTTGACATTACAATATCGTTTGTGTTTTCTACTAAGTCAGCTATTCCATCAATAGCTACAAACTTTACTGGCTTGCTATACATTGTGCTTTGATTCTTTAAACAATGGTCTATAAGCATCAATCTTTGTGGTGATGTTAAATGACGTGTTGCGTAGCCTTTGTAATGGTCATATTTAAAGTCTGTAAGTTCTTGCACCCTCCTAAAGTTTCTTTGCGTGTAAAACCTCCCTTGCTCCGTATCAAAATCTAATATCGTAAATTCCTCTTTTCGATGTGTTTTAATATTTGGGAATAAAATATTTGCTTTACCTCCGATATAACACCCTATAAAACCAGCTTTTAAAAATGACTTCTTAGCTTTTGATTGAGCAATTATTGCTGAAAATTCACCAGCGGTCATTATTGGAGTATCATACCAAAAGTTTTTATACTGATGTTGCCCTATCGATAATAATATTTCAGGATGCTCCATTTCCAAATCCAAATCAACATAACATTCGTTTGCTATTAGATTGTAATCTTCGTCGGATTGAGTTCCTTTTTTTAAATCTTCAAAACTTATATCATCCATTATCGGTAGTTATTAACGTCTTTTAAAAACGTGTTAGCGGTATTGTAAAATGATTTTTCAACAGTATCGTATGACCAAGTAGATTTCATTTTGTTTATAATCTCTTTTTGGTGTTCTTTTATGTTAGCCTTATTTTTTTCTAAGTCCTCGTAAGTTTCAAAATCAATCTTTATTCCTAATGATTCAATATAATTTTTAAGTTCTATGTCGTTCATCTTTTTTTCTAAAAATTGCAAATGTGCTTCTAAAGGAATTTCGAGTTCGTCTTTTACTTTTTTAATAGTTAATTTAATATCGCCAAAATATTCAAAAGTCTGTCTTAAATGAATTGCTAGAAGTTTAGCGTATAATAAATTGTCCTCAGCTGTTTGCTTTGCGCTGTAATCTAAATTATCTTTTAAGATTTTTAATGCTTCTACATCCTCGTTGAATATTCCTTTTTGAACACGTTTGAAAGTATTATAAATTCTTTTGATTGCGTTTTGTTCTTTCCAGCTCATAACATTGGTGCTTTTTTAATTACTGGCGTTTGGTCTTTTTTAACTTCTAACTCTAGCCATCTAGCAAAGTGGGAACAGTATTCTGTTTTGTTTTGCTTCTTATCTGCTTGAGCGATTAACTTATCATTAAACTTAGTTAGATACCGTTTTGTTTTGTCGGGCGATATTCTGTTATTCTTTGCGTTTACCTCAATCCATTGTTCAGATATTAAAAGCTCTTTATAAAAACTTTCGTTTATATTAATTTCATTTATATTTAGTTTCTTTTCTATTTGCTTCGGTATAGGCTTCTCGTTTTTTTCGTCAAGGCTTTCAAAAGGCTTAGCTATAGGCTTCGATGTAGGCTTACTTTTTTTCCCACCATTACTACCACCACGTACTAAATTTAAACGGTTTTCACAACTAGGAATAAACAATTTATTGTCATTCATTTCGATAACTAACAATGTAGATAATCTATTTAAAATCAAGTTTAATTCATCAATAGATATAGCAAACTTCCTACTCCATACATCAAGTTTTATTTCGGTCTTATTATCATTTAACATCGCTAAATCAATTAATTCACGATACAAACCTCTTTCGGATAATGTCATTTCAAAAACACTTTCAGAATTACCCCAATCTTTCGGATACCAAGTATAACCAAGTTTACTCATATTAAAATGTATTAAAAGCAAAACTCCCATAAATTCACCGCTTCTCACTTCGGTTGCATTATAGGAGTTTGTGTAACTTCTTTAAGTTGGTATGGTGTGAGAAGCCAACTACTCCGCTAAATTACAATAAATATTTGAACTGCAAAACTTTTTAACGATTATTTTTTAAGTATTATAATAAAGTTGTGTTTATTGGAATAATTATCATTTTAGACTTACACGCTTTAATTATCGTTGCTTCTAAAATAACATAGTTTTTATCACAATCTTCTGTTATATCTAAAAGAGCTTGTCTTTTTATTTCAGGATTAGAAACCACATCGCCATTTTTATGAAAAAAGCAACCGTTATTCCTTTTGTCTTTTTTGATATTTAAATCCATAACACAATATTATTTTTTAATTTCATTCCTAATTTCTTTTAAACTGTCAACATCCCAAACTTTTACCGCTTGTTTATCAATTTCTGCAAGTTTTACTTTTAAAATTTGTTTTACAGTAATTCCCAATTCTTATGGGTTTATCTATCGCAATATTATGTTCAACCCCTCTTTTTATTCTAGCTAAGATTGTATAATAACTTTCTGATTTACCTAATGATTTAAGAAGCAGTTTTAAAGAATGTTTTTTTTCTTTATAATTTACAATTATAGTACAATCCCTATTATTCACATTTAACTCTGGAGTAACCCACCTACAATTTTCAGGAAAATATCCTTTTGAGTTATCTTCTCTATCAATTTGCAACCCTTCTTTATATCCGTTTTCTAAAGACCATTTTTTAAAACTATTGTAATCTATATTCCATTCGTAGCAAACAGCAATTCCTTTTTTAAAATACAAGTGATTTTCGGAATAAGATTCTAAGCACCTTGCTTTGATTTGTCGCCATACTTTACATAATTTAGTATTACCCTCTCCATTTTTTGTAAGGACAGAACAGCCGCAAGATATAATACGCTTTCTTTTTAAGTGTAATAACCTAATATCTTTAATTTTACCACATTCACACTTACATTTTATAGTTCTATTTACTTGACCGCAAGGAATAATTAATTTTTCACCCTCCCCAATTACGGTAAGTTTTCCATAAACAGAACCAGCTTTAATTTCTAATTTATTCATATTACATATTTATTTATGTAAAGTTAATGTTTTAATCTGAATAAAAAAATTATTTACGTAAGTATTCCGTAATAATTTCCGTTGTCATTTCAAACCCCCAGCTAAAACAAGCAAAGTAACCTTTTTGTAATAAATCGTTTAAGGTTTTATGCTGTGCTTCCAAGTGTTCATCTTTCAATAACTCACCATTTAATTTAAAAGGAGTTTTGACTTTTAGCTCAATGAACAATCCGTTGTAAATTCCGTTTGGTTCTAAGATAATTAAATCAGGCGTTTTAAAGCCGTTTTTTTGTATTGCCTTATTCCTTACTTGTTGTGGGATAGTTAGTTTAATAGAAGCTATTGTATCGCTTAAATAAAGTGCTTTAGGATATTGATAGTCTAACCACTTGCAAATTGATTTTTGTAATTCGTATTCGGGTTGTTTTTTCATAGCCTTAAAGTTAAGTTTTCATTGGGTTCGGGAGCATCGCAATCAAACCATTCGAGTAGGTGTTTTCGGATTTCTAAATGGTAAATTTCCATTTCGGTAGTTGTGTTTTCCGTTGTGGATTTAGGAACTTTAATTACTTGTCCCGTGTCCTCGTTTACCTTTTCATAGTAACAGAAATTCTCTTTTAGATATTCGTGAGTTTTGTCGATACTCCAAACTTCTCCCCAAGTGTCCAATACAGCCTTTTGAGTAAGCGGAATTAATACGCCCCAGTAATAGTTATTCTGTTGATTAGAGCGTTTCTTTTTAGGCTTCTCGAAAGTAACAACCACCTCTTTTCCGTTAAAAGAATGAATAGCTTCTAAAATGAGATTTCGGTTTCTTTTAAAATTGTTTTTTTCAATCGAGGTGGTTATAGTTACTTTTTGCATATTAAATCAAATTCAGAAATTAATAGTTTAAGGCTTGGATTTTCTCAGAAAGGTAGGTCGTCTGCTTCCGGAAGGCTATTATCGTTTGGTGCTAATTCTTGAGCCTCTTTAAATTCTGAATGTTTAAGATTTCCGAAATAGTGTTTTTCCTCTTTGGTTGCATCCTTAAAAGAAGTCTGTAATGATGCATCGTTTCCGTATTGGTCTTTTTCATCATTAACCCAAACATTCACATTCAAATAGATTTTACCGTTTTCCGCTTTCTTAAAAGCCTTGTTTCCGGATTTAGCTAATTCTAACAATTTTGAGAAGTCAATACTTCCGTACATTAATTTTGACATATTTATTTAATTTTAAAGGTTACTTCGATACTTTCTACTAATTCATTTTCAATTAAATCAAACTGCTGATTTTTGATTAAGTACTCTACATACTCGTCACGGATTTTAACCGCTTCTTTGATGCGTTCTTTGATTAAGTCAATGATTTTTTCGTCACGCTCAACTATTAATTCGTGCCACATTTCAACACCGTTAAAAATGATGTAGTTAAAGAAGTGACATCTTTGGGAGTTACTACATAACATTTGCATTTGCATTTGGTGTATGTAGATTTTATCAATTGCGCTAACTCCTTTCGCAACCAGTTTAAAAAACTTTTTTGATCGTGGACATTTAATTTCAAGTATTGCATCATTCCCTACTAATCCGTCGGGAGAAGCTCCGGCATTATCTGTATAAGGAAAAAAATAACTTTCTTTCACATCGATAAATTCTAGGTCTTTCAGCTCTTGAAATTTTCGGAACGCTAACGGCTCTAGTTCTACGCCTCGTTTCATATCGAAAGAGCTAAAATCTTCTTCCTCGTCGATTCCGTAAACGATTTCACACGCTTTTTCAAATGCGTAAGTATCGCCAG